ACTTTCCATTTACTACAGTTTCATAGTCTTGAGGGAAGAATGAGTTAGTTTTAGAGAGAGATACTCCATTAGCACCTTCTCTGATTTTTAGAATTATGGGACCACCGTTTGTACCCCTGTTAGTTGCGTACCAAGTAGCAACTCCAGCGGAGCGAGTAGCAGAAGCAAGTGGCATATCAACCGTATCGCCCTCTCTAACGCTTCTTAGTCTTTCTAATTCTGGAGTAGAAGCGTTTTCGCCATATCCGTTTGCCAACCCACGATATAGTGGCGGTTGAGGGCGACTATTTGCAATAGCATTGACCATTCCCTTTATGGCTTTTTCGCCCGGAGCACCCCAGCCTCTTTGGAGCATAAAGTGGCTTCCCTTGCCCTTATCAAACTCAGTTTCTGGAACTGGTAGTCCAATTAAACGACAAGCCTGTTGACGCATGTAGTCAATGAATTGATTTCCGTCAGGACCTCTCTCCCACGCCCACCAAGTGTTTCGTGTCATTCCGCCAGCATTTTTTGGAGAATTAGGTATCTCGTCTGTGGGGTCAAACGAGGTTATGTCAGCAACTGCGTCTCTTTCTGGCCGAATAAGTCTTTCAGGAGCATAGTTAACCCATTCGCCAAGTCTAAATCCACTTTCAGCAATTTGGTCTAGCGGACTTTCAACATCGCTATCAAATACAACTTGATAATTGGCTGCCCTGTTTTCAAAGTTAAAAGCATCACTTATTCCTCCTAATGGGCTCATATCTCTTTGACTAGAGACATCTATGCCTTTAGTGTTTCCACCAAGAACAACAAATTCTCTTTCATCTAAGCAACCAAAACCAGTGCCAGGGAAACAGAATATATCTTTTACATCAAACTCTTTGCGGAACAACCTACTTTGTTCGTAGCGGTTGGCAAAAATTGTTCCAATTCTTCTGCTTGTAGTCCAAGCCGATAACGGTCTAAGGCCCAAAGTTGCGGTAAATTTTCCACCGTTAGGAAAAGTAGACTCTACAATTTCGTGGTTACTAAATTTCTTTACTCCACGGAACAAAGTAAGTTTTTTTATTCCCTTACGCTTGAAATATTCTTGAGTAAGGTCGTATTGAGCCCTTAGAAACTTTCTAATTAAGTTTTCGCTAGTTTCTAAAATTTTATCTACTTTTACTTGTTTCTCTGGGCTAATTTCCCAATCAGCCGCCTTTTCAATTCCAAATTCTTTTTTGGCTAATTCTTGAATTGCTAAAGATAAAGGCTCGTCGCCGTTTGAAGTAAAAGCCCAAGAACTAATAAGTGCTCTTACAACTCCATATTGACTGCTCTCTTCATCATTAGGAAAGTTGACGACTATGCCCAAGTCTTTGAAAAGATTTGCTGTTTCTGCCCACTCCGATGCTTCAACAGAAGACATTTTATTTTCAAGGTTTTGTGCCACACCCTTTTTCAAAGCCCTTGCTAGTTCTACGGTCCCCTCGCCCATAGGACCAGTTCCTATTTGACCAGTGCGAATTGCCTCTCTGTCGTGGAATTCCAATGAATTTTTTAGAGTAAGTGGCATCTCCCTTTTGTGGAAAGTGGAGTCTTCGGCAATTGATACCCAAATTGCTTCTGTTGGGTGGTGTCGCGCAATTTCATTTCTTTCTGCGTCGTTTAGTAGTCTAGAGTCACGGCGCGAAGGAGCGTAATTTACTTCTAATCCCAAGTCTGGAAGTAAGTTTGGAAGAGATTCGTAAGTAATGGCTTGTGGCTCTGGAGATGGGTATTTGACTGGACTACCTTCTCCACGAGTGTTTAGAACACTGTAGGTTCCTATATCAACGCTATCTACAACTCCACCTAGAACTACCATTTCTTTTTCTTCATAACAACCATTACCAAAGCCTGGCATAGAAAATATGTTTTTTACATCAAATTCTTTACGGAATACTCTTCCGTCTTCTCCCCTAGCAAACCCAATTGCTACCCCCTCTGAAGTCGACCAAGATGATAAAGGTCTTAGTCTTACTGCTCCTGAAATGCCATTTTCTGTTGAGGAAGTGGTCTTTGGCATATCGTGAGCCTTGAAGTTTTTGACTCCACGATAGAGAGTTATTTTAGATATACCCTTTTTCTTGAAATATTCTTGAGTGAGGTCATACTGGGCTTGTAAAAATCTTCCAATCAAGTTTCTGTTTTTGTCAGCAACATCTTTAACCTGTATCTCCATACCGATTCCGTTATTCCATTCGGCTGAACCTCTAATGCCAAACTGTCTTCTAGCCACTTCTTGAATAGCAAGAGACGAAACATGCGAACCGTTGGATGTGGATGCCCATCGACTAACTAGGCTTGAAACGGCGGTATACCTAACAGCATCTAAAAATTCTCTATTATCACTGTCTGGAAGAATAAGATTTTTGAAAAGAGTAAATCCGCCTAATCGACCATTTTCATTATAGGCATCAAGAATTAGTCGTGCTTCTTCAAGAGTTACCTCTTTAGTAGAATTAATTTTGTCAACGAGTTCCTTCTGTTCTCTATAAAAATCATTATTTGTCGTAGCCCATCTCAAGACATTAGCAAATTCTGCTCTAAGGTTTACACCAACTTCTTTTCTTGCATCTAGACTATAAAAAATTACTTCTTGAAGTTTTTTAGGCTCAGACCAGTCCATGTGTTTAGATAGTCCAGAGAACACCCCCAAATCATCTAATACTCTTACAAACTCTTTGTCGTCAACATCCTTGAGTTTTTCTGCTAGAGATTTAGCAACATTTGCTTTTAGCCTTTTAGCCAAGTGTTTTTCTGGGTCATTGTTTTGATTTATAGCAATAGCCTCGTCAATTATGCCGTTTAGACTTACTCCCAGTACATCTTTAGAAAGTCTTAGCCAAATTGCTAGTTGTGGGTCAGTTACTCTTTCTGAGTCTGGTCTTGTGGTGGGGAGAGGCGCGTAATTAACTTCGAATGGGCCTCCTTCGCCCAAGCCATCTGCTCCTCCTCCGTCATCTGGGAGAAGTTCTCCGGGACTTTCACTAGATTCAGGTCGTGGCCCTTTGACGAGTCCTTGGAGTCTGACATCTATTTGCTCCTTTGTTTGAGGTTCGATATCCACATCAATGTATGTTGTGTCATCTAACTTAGTTTTTCTAATTATAGTCATTTTTGTATTGCGACGCATAATTACTTCATCGTCGCCAACATGTATAGCATTCATACCCTGCGGAGCAAGAATTCTAAAAACAACTCTTTCTTTGCCTTGACTTTTTTCGGCTCTAAAATCTAAATAACTTGTTGCGGTGTCTACATCTAGTCCAGAAGACTGGAAACCTCTGTCAAAGTAAGAGTCCTGAATTTCTATTTGACTTACCAACTCAGGGTCTAGCCAAGCCCCCCTATACAGCACGGTGTTTTGTTTTAATTTAGATTTATTTACAAGCCTATCCACGCTTTTTACTTTAGAACTAGCAACCTGACCTTCTCGGAGACCAGCGTTCATCTTTAGAGTTGCTTCATCGTCGCCGACATACCTATCTCTAATGTCTAATAAACCTTGATTAACAGCAAGTCCGTTGTTTTTCCCGCCCGGGTCCATACCGTCAGCCATTTCAAAAACTGAACGAATGTAATTTTGGAATACAGAATTTCTATTTTTTTCAGCGTCGTCTCTGCGTTTTAGGTGTTCATAAATTTCTGGACTTACTTTTGCTACTTCTGGATTTGGAGAACCGTCGTCTTTAAAAAATCCTATTCCAGTATCACGCTCAAAGTTTTGCCAAACTGCATAATTATCTCTAAACCACTTATTTTCTTCATCTGTAATCCTGTCGGATTCTTCCCTAACTCTTTTATCTTCTTCTTTATCTAGAACTGGAGTATTTCGTATTGTTTCTCTTCTACGCTTTTCAACTTCAATGTAATAACTCTTGCCCTCTGAGGCACCAAAAATAGCAATTTCGCCTCGTTTTTCTCCAGCGTCAAATGCATCATCAAAATCTTTTATCCACTCACTGACATCTAGAAAGACCATTTCTTTCTTGTCAATTACATTTCCATTTTCGTCTTTCACCTCAACCATGTCTGTCCAAGTTCCAAGATAAAAACCTTTTTCCATAAGTTTTTCTTGGTTTTTTAAAGCATAAGCACGAAGAATTTTTGGCCCCTCGATTGGGTCCATAAAGTCTTCTGGAGTAACTAACTGCTCACGCTTTTTTACGCTTCCATCTGGTTGCACAACATCAGCCTCGTGAGCAACTAAATATCCTTGGTCTGGATTACTTCCATCAACAAAATCAACCGAGTTTCCGCCCCACTGCAATGTGTTGGCAATTATTTCTTCGTAGAAATCTTGTCCTTGTTCTAGGTCTTTTGGAATTTCAGTATCACGCTCAATGTCTTCGGTATCTTGGTAGTAGCCAAGTATCTCTCTTTTACCGTCGCTTCTTACTCTTTCAAGTCTCCATAAATTGCTTACATCGCCATCCCAGTCTTTAGCACCGTCAAAAGTTTCAATTGGCTTCCCACTTTCAAGAACTTGCTTTCTAACATTTTTGGCTTGCTCTTGCTTTTTAGGAGCCATAGATACAGCAATAAATCGGCCACTAGGGTCTGTATAAGAATCGTTTCCCATAGCGACATCTCTGCCCCCAGCGTAGTATCCGTAAGGATTATAATCCGCTGGTATGTAGCCTCTTTCTTGCTTTTTCCAGCCTTTTATAAATCCTTGCTCTTGTGGTTCATCTAATTCGGCTTTCTTTTTGCTAGGAGAAAGTTTCTTATCATAGCGAGCAATCAACGCCTGAGCGTCACCCCACCCCTGAGCCACGGCAAATGGCTTATCAACTACCGTTCCGTCAGCGGAACCTTGGGCAATGTGATAAACGGGTAGGTCTGGATTTATGCTTTTATCAGAATTAGCACCACGAGTACGAGTGATGCTACTCTCTTTTGGTGCTGAGGCAAGGTTAGGATAGCGAGTTGCTATCCAACCATCAGCGGAACGGAAAACATCAACGCCGTTTTCGCTAGAAACTTTTTCCCAACCAGTTGGAGCATCTTTTAGTTGTAAAGTGCTTGGGTCCACAATTAAATTTTTAGCAACGCTCTTTGAGCGTGGCTCTGGCAACCCTAAACTGTCTGGAAGAATTGCTTTTATCGCTTCTACTTGTGAAGCGGGAACGCTAATAACTTTTCCAAAGTAAGGGCTACCTGGAACGCCCTCTAGGTCAAACGAATCTGTTTTTGCGTCGTATCCAGCAAATCTGAACAAAGAAGATACTGCGTCAAATAATTTTCCGAGCCATACTCTGGCTCCACCGCCCATCCAAGCAAAGCGACCTCTTCTGTCGCGGCGCTGAGCCCTAGCCCTGGCGCTTCGTGCTAAAAAAGAGTTCCCCCCAGCGTAAGGGTTTCCAGCGGCGGTCAAGCCGAGGATGATATCCCTTGGTACTTGGGTAGCGTTAGTTGCTTCCAACTTTGCTATTAGATACTCACGCTCTACGCTCTCTTCTGGTGTAACAAAAGCAGTAGCGACTAATGGGCGGAACTCTTCGGCAATTCTAGGGTCTGCCGACATCCACTCAGCACGGGCTTGAGCCAACTCTTCCTCAGAAAAGTCGTTTGGTCTGGTTGATAGGGGGTGTCCTACTGGAAGTAGGTCTCTGTGTTCTCCAGCAATCTTTGGCTGTGCGCCAGTAGTTGCCATATTCACAAAGTCTGATAATTCTCTCATTGCGGTAAACGCTCTTTGAGAGGGGTTGTTGAAATTGGTGACTGTTCTGTTGAGACTTCGCTCTAGAACTTCAAGCATTTCAAATCTTCCAACTCTACGGCTAGGAAGAGTTTTGCTGTTTGCTGACGCTACTAAAGCAGTACCTTCGATGACAACATTTGTTTTATCTTTCTTCACATAAACAGATGGAAGAGCAGGTCTGTCGGCACCTTCAATGATTTTATTTATTTCATCAACAGGGTCAAAGTTTTCGTATTCACTCATTACTTGAACTCGATTCTGGTTATGACGGTTGAGTCAGCACCAATAGTGGTGCCTATTTGCCAAACCCACTTAGCGTGTTGGTCAATACGCTCTGCTAGGAAGTTGGCAATTCCTTGTTCATTACAAGCGTTGGCAATATCAAACGCTTTTGTTAAACACTCTTTAAGGTGGCAATTTATTTCGTATAGATTGCTACTCATTTCAATCGGGTCGCCTGAAACTGGATTTACGCTAACGCAAGTTAGAGAAGCAAAGTCTTCTAAAGTAAATGGAGCGTCAAACCCAAGTTTGCGAATATTCTCGGCTAACGGGTCAATTGCTGAATCAGCGTCTTCATAAAGTGTTGCGAAGAAGTCGTGAAACTGAGTGAACTCAGGACCTTTCACATTCCAGTGATAGCCGTGAGCAATGAACTTGTATGTAACCGTATCGGCTAAACATACTGCTAGATGTTCTGCTAATTTCTGATGCATTTTTCTTTCTTACTGAGTAGGTTCGGCTAGGCCTGGCGGAGTAGCGTCTGACGGAGCGATAGGCTGTGGCGGTGCGACTTCTTCTGTCGGTGGAACTGGAGCACTTTCTTCGGTTACTCCTGGCTCTGCTAATCCAGGTGGTGCTTCTTCTGGAGCGGGTGGTGCTTCTCCACCTTCAGGTGGCGGACCGCCCTGAAGCATTTGGTCTAGACCCGGAACTGCTGGAGTTGGCTGTGCTGCCTGTGCTGAAGCACGGATTTTCTCCATAACATCTGGAGCAACAACACCAAGCATTGCTTCAGTAAGTTCTGGAGTAATCATTCCCTTTTCAACAAGCAAACGCAACGCAACTTCAGTTGGGCTTGGTGCCTCTGCTTCGGAGAAACCGTGCGCTCTACGCCAAGTCTCAAACGAAACTGCCATCTTCTCAAAACCGCTGTCCGCATCTGCGGCACGGTCATTGCGAGTAGCAACCTGTGATGGGTCATACCAAACAACAATGCGTTCTACTTCTGGCTCGGTAAATCCGTTAGCAAGTAGGTATGGGCGTAGATAGACAACTGTAAGAGCGTCGGCGATAAGCAACATCAGTGGCTCAATGTGAGCCTTGTACAAAGCCTCGTCAATTTGAAGTGCGTTTGAATACTTCACATTTGCTAGACCAGTAACGATGTCTTTTGGAACATCTAGACCCTGAAGAATTCTTTCAAGAACACGGTCAGCACGCTGAGCAAGAGCAGGGTCAAATGAACGCTCAAACTTGAACTGCTTGATTTTATCTCCAAGTTCAGCAGGTCCACGAATAATCAACGGAACAACGGCAGACGCTGAATCTTCATCCTTGATAGGAGTTGTCATAGCATCCATAAGTTGGTCTTCAAATTCGTCTTCCAACTCCTCTGGAGTAGGGCCGTCGTA